TTACCCAATCCCGTAACTAGGTTTTGTACCTCTGAGTTAAAGATAAATGTTATGAAACGCATGATGGAACTCATGGGATATAAAGAATGGTTCAATGTGGTTGGTTTAAGATATGACGAGCCAAGGCGGGTTGCAAATATCAGAAACCAAACGGGCAACAAATGGATAAGCATTACCCCTATGGCAGATGCGAAACATACCATTGAGGATGTTATAGAATTTTGGGATAAACAAAACTTTGATCTTAACCTCAATGCTTATGGTGGTAAAACACCTGCGGGAAACTGTGATTTGTGTTTTTTAAAAGGCATGGATACTACCATAAAGATATTAAAGGAAAGGCCAGAAATGGCAGATTGGTGGATAGCTAAAGAAAAAGAGGTTGGGGCAACATTCAGAAAAGATAGACCTAGTTATATTGAATTATTGGATATCAGCAAACAGCCTGGTGAACAAAGTTTATTTAATGATGATGACCAAATGACTTGTTTTTGCCATGATTAAGATAGGAAACAATGTTAAACTTTGATTGTGCAATCGGGATTCTACTCTCCTTAATTAATGATGAGAATTGCCCCGGAACTACCCCCCTAAGAGGGGCAATTTCTCCATGCCTGGTTGCACAATCTTCTCATTTAATGGCACTAGTAGTACCATACTATGGCACTAGTAGTACCCTTCATAGGTACTAGATGTACCATATATCCCAAACAAAACAAATAGAGAAAACCCCTTTGGGGGTTTCCTCATTTCAGCGAGTGTATGAATGAACGATCAATTCTGGTGGATCGAGAATTCCATCCCGGATAAAGAGAGTGAATCCGGATGCGTACGTGCGTCCGTGCTGAGTAAGTATAAGAGTTATTCGAAATTGAAAGCGTGCGTGTGGAAGTGGTTTCGTTCCCGTGCGGGGGATCGCAATCTGCGTCCGGCCACGAAGTTAGTTCTCTGGGCGATCTGCGAAAGGCACAGGATCGATACGTTCAGTTCGCATGATGCCTATGTTTATTATGGCAAGATGACCGGTTTGAATAGACGCACAGTCGGGCGTTGCGTGGATGAGTTGGTCGAGGCCGGTATTCTATGGATTGCGGTCGAGGGTGAGCGTAGGATCGTTAAACAAGCGAAACCGGGCGTACGGAAACATTTGTTATTGGTCGGCCTGGGTGTCGTAATGATCGAAGAATTGTCTGAGCAAGGGGATCGCTGAAAGTATAGTTTTCGGCCTGTTGTAGGATGGCCGGATCGATTGGGTATTCGTCGTATCCGTTCGTGCAGATGCATAGGTGGGGATCTTCGTTCGTGCGTGGGGTTTTATCGTTCGTGCGTTGCATGGTTAAATATTAAAGGTGGGGCGAGATGCGTACAAGGGGATTGGAGAAAAACCCTAAACATTCGCCCCGGGTATTGATTATCTGTTCTCGTAGTGTTTGGCTACCGCGTAAAGAATGATAAAGGCGGTAAGCCATATCAGAAAACCAATACCGAAGATGTGGCCCAGGATCTCAATCATTGAATGATTCCTGGATAACGATATCTTTCTTGCGTTTATCCTGGTAAGTTTTAACAATCTTCCCGCATGGATAAGTTAAAATCCAATAGTCCTTGCTGAAGTCTTTACTCATGCTTGGGATGTTTTCCCGTTCCGTTCTCAGCAATTGCCGGGCCTGGTCTATCATGTCTTTATATTGAGTCATTCTTCCCCCTTGTCTATCCAGGTACCATTGGTTAATTCAATTAATTTATCCTGGTTAAAGATCAATACCTGGTGGATCTTGTTTATCTTTTCCAGGGCGGTTTGGATAGTTTCGCCCCTGGTGATATCTTCCTTTAAATCCAGGGCGGTATAACTTAGGTCCGCCAAGTCCTGGATGACTTCGTTTAGTGTATCGTTCATTGTGATTGGTCCTCGATTTTTAATGCCTCGTTTATGTGATACAAAATGTCTGATATTGCATGAACATTTTTTATATCAATTCCTCCGTATTCAAATAAACAAATTACTCCCTGTTTAGATTCCGGGTAATTTTCTTTAATCCATTTTAGATTTCGTTCTGAAATTTTAATGGTTATCATTTTTTCTTTTATGTTCATTATGTTTTTCTCCTTATTAAAATAATGATGGTTGGTTTGCCTTCGCCCCTGGTTTCGTCAGAGGCTCAGAGTTAAAAGTTTTTATATTCTTGATAGTTTCATCCTGTTTAATGCTTTCCGTTGCGTGTGGCTCATGTGAGACGCTAGAAAAGAAGTCATCATGGAATCCGTTGGAGTCTTTCTTTCCGTTCTCCTGGTAAAACCATTCAATGGCCTGGTCCATAGTAAAAGTTCCGGACATATGGCAAAAGTGGGATCTGTACCCGGTTTCAGTTAGTGGTATTGGGTGATCGTCCAGGGTTTGAACTTCGATATGGTCAACGCCTTCAAAGTAGTTCCTGGTAAGTGTTAGATCCACCGCAACGCCTCGGTAATTAATACGGGTTGTTTCTTCTTGTTTCATAATACTCGGCCCCTTTTAATATCAATCGTTGCAATGGTTCTCCCGTTCTGATTTCTCAGAACATAAACAAAGTCATCTTTTAGGTTTGTAACCTGGTTTAGAATTGTTGATTTATCCCGGCTTGGTATTTCTAACTCGCCAACTAATCCCAGGACATCCCGGGCATAACAGTTATATTTATATTTAGCTTGTTCAAAATTCATGCTTTATCCCTCCTTTTAGATTCTCTCCAAGCTAAAAAATTGTTTTCATTAACAATAAATAATTCTTCTGATATGTTAGTTGATAACCACCCATTAGGTGTTTTTTTAAGCGTCCACCCTCTAGCCTCTTTAACTTTTGCATTTTTTCTTTGGCTTGGGTTTTGGTTGTACCAAATACCTACCCTGGGTTTAAGCTGTTTATAGTCTAAATATATATTCATGCTTCCCCCCTGGTAATGTAGCAATCTAAATGCCCGTCTTTGATTAACCTTTTTTGTTTATCCAGGCACTTGCTCAGATCTTGGGACCGCATCACAACGACCGGCCCCAGGATTTCATTTTCAATTATTACCTCGTACATTTTTATTTCCCCCATTGGTCGGCCATTGCCTCGGCAATGCCTTTGTGAAATTTAGATCTAACTTTCCAACGATCCTTACCAGGTGACGCATTATGAATGTCATGCCTGGCGGTTTCCCTGGTTAGCGTTCCGGTCTTGATTAATGGCGGTAAGTTCCGCAACCATAAACAGGTCCTTTTACTTATGTTGTCCTCAGCGTCTATGCTCTCTGCAAATTCGTAAGGTTGGACGCTTTGGGTGAATGGCTCAAAGTTTTTAATCCTGGACTTTGCGTATTTGTGCATCACCGGGTTTTCAATGGCCACCCTGGGAACGTCAGCATTCCAAAGTTTAGAAAACAATTCCGCACCCTGGTCTAACTGTTCCCACATCTCGGTCAATGTTTTACCTGGCGGGGCCTTGTGTAGCCACCGGACCCCGCTATTACATAACCTGGTACATGGCGGATGAGCCACCATTAACATATCCCAGGATTCCATTTTCAGAACTTCCAGGGCGTCATCCTGGATGTGCCTATTGGTTAGATCGTCAGATGGTAAGACATCACAAGACCAGGCATCATGCCCACGATCCAGGAAAGCATTTCTAACTGTTCCGCTAGTTTCACAAGCTATTAATACTTTCATCAAGACCACCTCTCACACTCTAGGAACTGATCGCATATGTTCCAGGACTCGGAGTCTTTAGGAACCAGGACGTGTGCCCCGTCGAACCAATCCATGTACCAATATTCGATAATGTCTATTTCTTTATCTTGGTCGAAATAAATGCGGAACTCGTCAGATGGTCCGCCCCAGGATAACTGAAGCCGATAATATCCGGCCTTTCTGCCCTCGCCCTCGACATAATCCCAAGATTGGGCGGTTTGGTTTACATAGTCATATAGATCTTCGTATTCGTGGAAACAATCGCCCCGCTTTTTGTCTATAACTTCCAGGGCAATTCGTTGGCCTTCGGTTGCGTCCTGGTATTCCTCGAAGAATTCCCGGGCCTTTTTATAATCGGCCTCGGTTTCGTTGAATTTTTCCTGGATTAGGTCCGCACATTTTGGATCTTGGTTTGCGTTTATCATTTGGCCACCTCAAGTCTAAGACCATACATATAAACATCTAATTTAATAGCTATCTTTTCTGCTGGTTCATCTGATGAGTCAATGACAATGTTTCTGAATCCTTCATGTATTAAACAATCATCAAAAATTAAACCGCTTCTTTTTTCAAATATGTCGGCTATAAGGTCCAACTTGTCGCCCTTGAATCCAGGACTGTTATTTGTATTGGTTAAGTTATTCATTCTTTCTATTCTCCTTAAAATGCCCGGGTATTCCCCGAGTTCCTAGATAATCTCATATCTAATATTAGATTGCAACTTATTTATAAAAAAAGATGATTAACTTACTCAAAACTGCATTAAAATAAATCATGCCAAATAAACCAGGAAGAAAAAAAATCAAGCTGAATGATCCGGACACTCTTAATAAAATAATTGCTCTCGGATCCCAGGGCCTAACCTCAGGACAAATTGCAAGATGCCTGGGCGTGTCTTGGTCTACTATTGATAGACGCAGAAAAGAAAATGCGGAAATTGAGGAAGCTATAAAAAAAGGAGAAGCATTGGGGGTAGAAAAAATAAGTAATGCCTTAATGACTTCCGCACGGGATGGCAATGTAACAGCACAAATATTCTACTTAAAGAACCGGGCCCCGGATCAATGGGCAGATCGTCAAGAAGTAAATCATAACCTGGACCTGGCCGGGATCTTATCTAACGCCAACTCCAGGATCCTGGACGTACGCCCGGACGAACCAACGGAACAACTCAACCTCCAGGACGCACGGGAACGCACGAACGTTCGTACGAACGCCCAGGAAGGCCAGGACGAACATAACGAACAATCGGACGAGGCCTCCTTTTAGTGCCTTCCCTTTTCTCCCCAATGACGCTGAGAGAATCTAGGCCCCGTCCGTTCGTGCGTGATAGTAAACACTTACTTTTCTAATAGGTATGTTAGTACTCACTATCAATAGGCCCCCCTTTCGTTCGTGGCGGGGGCGTATATACGTATAACTGTTGAACTAAAATTTTTTAATTTTTTTGAAATATGAAATATCCAATTAAACAAGAAAGAGAATTAATGACCGCAGTTTGGTCACTTAACATCAAAGATGATCCATTAAACTTTGTTAAATTCGTCTTCCCCTGGGGTGAAAAGGATACCCCCCTCGAACATTTTACTGGTCCAAGAAAGTGGCAGGAAAAAATTTTGCGAGATATTGGAAATCATATTAGAAAAAACGAAGCCATTGATTTACCAGAGATGTTTAGATTGGCAGTTGGTTCAGGCCGGGGTATTGGAAAGTCTGCATTAGTCTCCTGGATTATTTTATGGATGCTTTCTACCAGGTTAGGAGCAACCATTATTGTTACAGCTAACACAGAACAACAGCTTAGAACTAGAACCTGGGCGGAATTAGGTAAATGGCTAACTTTATCCATAAATTCTCATTGGTTTAACAAGACTGCTACCGCAATAAAACCAGCACAATGGTTTGAAACTGCTCTAGTAGACGATCTCAAGATCGATACTGGTTACTATTACGCACAAGCACAGCTATGGAGCGAAGAAAACCCGGATGCGTTCGCTGGTATTCACTCATCATACGGAGTTTGTTTAATTATGGACGAGGCTTCCGGTATACCAGCACCCATATATTCCGTATCCGAAGGATTCTTTTCCGAACCCACGAAAAATCGCTTTTGGTTTACCTTCTCTAACCCACG